TGTGTAATAGCTACACCTTTACCTTTTATATCTAGCAAATGATGATAGTCAGTAGGTAGTATGACATTTACTTTGTTGTATCTATCGTTCTGTGCAAGTATCTCTTTAACTACTTCAAAGTGCATCATATCAGAGTTGTCTAATCTATCAGATAACACTTGACCTTTGCTTGATCTAGTCATTTCTCCGTGATTACCACCTATACCACACACAGTTATCTTGTCTGCAAGTGGTAGAAATGTATCAATAGTTTTCATAATCATACGCCTAGCTAATTGATACTGTTGTGATAGCGATAACTCTACATTAAAAGGCATAGAACTGTAAAAAGATTGGTCGCAGTTCTCTGTGAGGTCGCCTAATCCTAGTAAGTATATCTCATCTATCTCTGTACCTGTCTTGCGTAGTGCCTTAACTTGATTTACCCCCTTAATAAGAGCTTCCTCGTAGCGTTTAAGGGTATTCTCAACGCCATAATCAGCTTTACCTAACTGCCAATCAGCCATTGTCCATATAAAAGCAGTATCTCCACCAAAATCTGTGTCTTTTAGCTTAGGTTTTCTACTGTATTCCTTAACAAGTTTGTCAAAATACTGATCTAATGCAGGGTTTTTACGCTTTACAACC